ACACGGTTGCACAAATCAAGGCGGCGTTGAAAAAAGTTGCTTGACTTTTTCTAAAACCAGGCTAAACTGTCTCATATATGACTATTCCTCTCAGTAAAGCGTTTGAGCTTATCGAATCATGTGCAGCAGTCATCGTTAATCGGGATGCGTTGATGTATCCTTCTTTTGACGACCTTACAGGAGACGATGATAATGAGTTTTTGTATCTCGGTTGGATGGATTCTGATGGATTGGAATATCGTATCAAGTGTGTTGAAGGAAACAATCAAAATGTTGAAGTCGAGAATGGAAATCTGATCCTCATTGATGATGAAGGAGAGCCGTTTGAATTAACATTGTTGAACGCTAATAAAATCGAAAACATATGAAAAATTATATTTTCTTGACACTGATAATTTTAATGGTGACAGGATGTTCTACGCCCTCGCTTAAAAGTAAAACATTGGAAAAGCCAAGGTCTACACTTGGAGACTGGAACAATAATAATCCGAATGTGGGATATTGTCCAATTTCTTCAATGGATAAATTTCACCGAGATTTATTTTATCAATCCCGAGAGTCGAAATAATCCCCAATCTTAAAAATAAATCTCGACTTTTTCTAAAATCCGGCTATACTGTTTTCACAAATGAAAGTCTCTGAATTGCAACAGTTGTTTGATTCAAACAATGTTATCATGGTTGACAGTTTGTTGATTAACAAACGCACACAGTTTGATCCAGAGGTAAATGATGATGAGGTGGCAGTATCTTTTAATCAACCTGGAGTTGAAGTTGAAGATTATCAGGATTTTGATTACAATTTTACGCTTGGTGATCTAAAGAAGGCGAAACTTGTGGATGGTTTTATTCTTGATGTCAATGATGAAGGTGGATGTCCTTTACTTCTTGCTTTTTATAGCTTGACTCCTGTAAAACTTTCGTGATAAAGTAGTTTTACATAAAGAATTACATATTTATACATAAAACAGTTATGGGTAAATCATATCGTGATAAACAAGAACATCAGTGGAATAACACTGGTGGATACAAAAAGAATAACAAGAAAAAAAAGGGTAATCCAAAACCTTTTGAATCTCAAGAAAATGAAAACTGGCGAGATAAATTGAATTTTACCGAAGACTGGGATCGTTAAAATAAATCTTGACTTTCGCTGGATTTTCTATAAAATAATCACCATGAAGATCAGCAAAGCATATCAGTCAGTTCGTAAAACCTGGGGAGAGTTGAATCCTGTGACTCGTGTGGTCACGAACAAGAAACGGTATGATCGTAACGTCGAGAAACGCAAAAACCATGAAGACTAAAAATCGATTTGAACTTGCTAGTCACGCAGTTTTCAATAAACTTCCCAAGTGGAAACAAGAAGCACTTAAAGAAGACCGACAAAACAAAAACTACGACAGTCGAGTGATGCAAGAATTCGCCCACGAAGTTAACGTTTTGGTAGAAAATAATCAAGAAATCTTTTTAACCACAGAATAATCTAATAAAGTTGATTGACTTTTTCTAAAACCAGGCTAAACTGTCTCCACAAATGAATAACGGTTCAATCATCGTCTATCGGAGTCAGTGAGAAGCTAATGTTGACTGGACTCACTGACGGCAGCTTCGCTCGACAAGATGAAAATAAATCTAAACGATATTGATCGAAATCAATTTATGGTCCACGACCATATTTTGAATGGAGAAATTGTTTATTTGGTTATTCCAAAACATATTGGTGTAACTTGGAATCCGGAAAATTCAATTTTTCGATCAAGTGTGTGGGATGTTGAAGGCAACCCTGTCAGTTTATCTTTCAAAAAGTTCGTGAACTGGGGTGAGAAACCCGACCAGTTTCCAGTCCCTTCCTCTCTAAATGGTTGTGTGGTAATGGAGAAGTTGGATGGATGTTGTGATGAAAACACCATACTCGTCACCGAAACCGGTGAAAAAACTATTAAACAAATATGTGAATCTAAATATAAAGGTAAAGTATTAGGTTTTGATATTGGTGCTAACTGTGAAGTATGGACAGAAATCTTGGAACATTCAATTAAATCAAACAATAACGATTGGTATAAAATTGAATTGATGGATGGAAAGACAATCACATTGACTGGAAATCATAAAGTTTGGCTACCAGAATTGAACTGCTACCGTAAAGTATCTGATCTAACAGAATGTGATGTTATTTTGTTGAAAAAGTGAAATTTCCACTTTTTCAACAATATATATTGACATATGAATTATATATGTCCGTTTAATAAAACAAAGATTAAATACTTTCCGAATTATATCGCTACACAACCAAAGAAGTTTAATTTGACACCTAAACAATTAAAATATGAGGTGTTAAAATACAATTTTCCAGAATTAGTTTCTAAAACCACATTGGAAGAATACTATATTAGAGAGAAATATTCATTGCCAATGTTTAAGGAAAAGTTTGGATGGGATTACAAAACAACAATTTTTTTACTTGAATATTTTGAAATACCGATCAGATCCCATACAGAAGCATATAAACTATGTGATGATAAAAGAAAAGCCACAATGGTAAAAAAATACGGAGTAGACAATATATCAAAATCGAATCAATGTAAAGAAAATAAAAAGAAAACTTTTTTAAAAAATTATGGCGTAGATAATATATGGAAGTGTCCAAAATATATCGACTGGTTATCATCTTATATGATTGAAAACTATGGATGCAAAAGAGCGGGATTCGTTTTATGGTCGAAAGAACGACACTCCAACACTTCAAAAAAAAGATGGGAAAATTTCACTCCAGAGTATAGAGAACAATTGATTAAAAATATAATAAAAAATTTGCAGTCGGGTTGTAATAGTGGACTTGAATCCAAAATCGGCGAAGGATTAACACAATTAGGTGTAGAATTTATTAGAAATTTTTACATTAACAGAAACCAATATGATTTTTATATAAAAAATTATAATCTAATATTAGAAATACAAGGAGATTTTTGGCACGCAAACCCAGAGAAATATAAATCGGATGATATTTTGAACTTTCCAAACACTAATGGTGTGATAGCATCAGATATATGGAAAAAAGACGAAATAAAAAAGAAAAAAGCGATTGATAATGGATATCAAATTGATTATTTGTGGGAAACCGAAATAAGAAAATCGGAAAATGTAATTGATTTAATCATTCCAATTCTTAGAAAATATGAAAATTAAAAAAATTACAAAAATAAGTAATAATTCAAAACGGTATGATATTCAGACCGAATCTAATAATTTTTTTGCAAATGGGATATTAGTTCATAACTCACTATTGATCGTCTCCAGATTCAAGGGGCAGTATATTCTTCGGACTCGTGGCACCGTTGATGCTCGTAAGTTGGATAATGGTTATGAGTTGGATACGTTTCAGCCTATCCTCGACAAACTGGTCCGACTCTTTGAATCAAAGGGTGAAACTTGGGATTTTTCTCTTTTATTTGAATGGTTGTCTCCAACTAACGTGATCGTAATCAATTATGGTGATAAACCTCAATTTCGGTTAATTGGTCAGGTTAATCACGCGGATTATTCTTTGGGTTCTCAAAAGTCACTGGATTTTCTGGCTGATGTTATTGGAGTGGATCGACCTGAAACCTTTTCCTTTGGTTCCATCGAAGACCTACTGGCTCAAGTGGATAACTGGAAGGGTCGAGAAGGTGTTTGTATTTATTCAAAGAATGGTCAGGAAATCCACAAGGTCAAGAGTTTTCAATACTGGAAGTTGCATTCGTTCAAGTCAAATGCCACGTTTGAAAACACCGTGGATTTGTTTTTTGAGTTTGATCAACCTAATTTTCAAGACTTTCAACAAAAGCTTGTCGATCACTTCGATTGGGAGTGTGCTAAAATGGTAATGGGATTCACTTCTGAAATCTGTGATGGATATAAGGAAGTCAAAAAGATCGTCGAATCAATGAAATCATTCGTTGAACCTTTCCGATCTATTTCACGAAAGGTTGCTGCTGAAAAAATTCTACAATCTTACGGTAAAACTAACCACGTTTCGTTCTGTTTCAAACTTTTGGATGGAAAAGAGATTGACAAAGACGGTTTGAAAAAACTTCTTTATCAAGTAACCAAGAAATAATTTTCTCTTTTTACTTTATGACCATATTTATCCTTATATGGTCATTTACAAAACAACTAATCTCTTAAACGGAAAAATCTATATTGGTCAAGATTCAAAGAACGATCCCGATTATTTTGGTTCGGGGCTAAAATTAGATCGTGCCATTAAAAAACATGGAAAAGATAACTTCAAAAAGGAAATCTTGGAAGTATGTGAAAACAGAGAACAATTAAATTTAAGGGAGATTTATTGGATACGTGAATTAAACTCATTAAATCCAAAAATAGGATACAATTTAACTGAGGGTGGCACAGGCGGGAATATCTACAAATGTTTGACGGAAGAAAAGAAACGACTTGGTTTAGAAAAAAGAAAGACAACACTACAGAAGAGAACTGAAGAAGAAAAACAAAAAACAAAAAAGTTAAAGTCGCAAAGAATGAAGGAAATATGGAAAAACCCAAAACACAAGGAAAAAATAAGAG